CGGGGGGCCGCCCTGAAACGCTTCCGATAAGACCCGGCCAGACGGGGGGCCGCATTGAACTGCTCACCTCTGGGGAAGGCTCAGGAACCCAAATCATATCGCCAAAAGGTAGTAGCGGTCGGTATGAGTTTGACCCCAGTACGGGCACAATTAGACTTTTGCCATCTGAGTAGCAAACTTGATATGATTGCTGCACAGGAGATAGCGCAGTGCCTTCACGTTCAGATGATACCAATGCGCCGATTTCTTTTGAAGACGACATTCTTGCAGATCTAAAAGCAGACGCCCAAGACATTGTTCCGACTACTGGGCCAGTAGATGAGCCGATAGTCTTCGAAGACCTTGAGCCGCCCGACTTCGAGGAAACTCGAACCGCTCCTCCCGTATTGGAGCCCGACCCGGCTCTATCTGAGGGTCTTCTGCTTGTCTTGGAAGAGCAAGCAGAACTCTACTATGCCGAACAGCATGAAAACATGGATGAGGAAGAGAGAAAGAAAAAGGTTCAGGAGTTGGTAGAGGACTTGAGGTATATCGGTGTACCAAGGCCGCGCGGCATCGGGGCTATGACCACCAGAACCAAGTCCATTGGTTCCAGGCCGACGCTGACCGGCACAGCGCAGCGCATTGCTGGGCTGCAAAACAAAGCGGACAAGATCGAGGGGATTCTTGAAGAGAACGCCGAAAAGGGTGACTACCTTGAGGGTTGGAAGCTGGCTTTGGAGGTTGCCCATGAGGAGCTTCTTCCTGACCGGAGAGTTCCCCTTGAGGAAGTCGATCCACTTAATGAGATGTGGACCCCGGAGGGCGAGGAGAAGGGTCCATCAATTGGTGGAAAGTACGGTGAGGGGTACATCTTGCCGGCTGCCGGGCTTGCGCTTGGTGCTAAGGTTGGCGGATATACGGGTGCGATGATTGGCGCTGGTGTTGGCTCTCTTGCGTCTCTTGAAATGCAAACCGATGGTCGATTCATTGATGGTGTTGCCAGGCGCACTGCGCACTACGCCAGCGTTCCAGAAGCGTCGATGTTTTTTGAAAAGCTCGGTGGTTGGATGGGCGCTATTGCGCTTGATGCTGCTGTCGGTGCCGCTGAGCGGTTGGGTGTCGAGGACCCAGATCAATACGTTCAAGAAGCGAGGCAAGCGTTTGAAGAGAGAGCCGACGAAATAGAGCGCGCCGAGTTGGCTGGTACTCGTGGAACCAGTGTTCCAGAGAGAATCATTGACTTTACATCGGCTGGACTAACTGAGGGGCTGCGGTTTGCGCTTGAGGATGCGGCTGTACGTGTTGGCCGGGCCGCCCTTTCAGATGAGTATCGTGAAGCAGTTACGCCCGACCACGCCGCTGGCGTTTTGGCGGGTCATCTCGTTGCTGGTCCAATAGGTGCTGGAAAAGCGCTTGCGGCAACCATTGACGACGAGCCTGAAGTCTTTCAGGAGCGTGAGCAGTACATTCAGGACGCAAAGATCCCTGAAAACTTGCGCGCAATGTACGAGATTTCAAAGCAGATAAAGGCGAACCCCAAGAAGGAAAAAGAGCTTCGGTCTGCTTTTGTGATGTTGCTCGACACGACCACATACAATGACCTGGAGAGCCAGGGTCTTGCTCGCGGCAAGTTGAATGTATTTGAGTTTAAGAAAGTCGCGACCTCTATGTCTGAGAGCGACATTGAGGTTCTCCAAATCGAGCGCAGTTCACCCGGCATGGCCAAAGCCATTCGAATGGCCAAAGAGGGGAAGTCGAACAATACGGTCAGGGAGGAGCTAAACAAGTTGGCCATTGGGTCTTTTGCGATGGTTCCTGGGATGTATGCGTCCGTCAATGGCGCGATTCCGACCATGCCAGAGCTTGAAGAGTGGGCTGAAAGAAAGCTTAAAGCCGTTGATGCCAGCGGTGGCGACCAGATGCGGACCTTGCAGCATTGGATTCAGCGCACAATGATGGACGTGGAGGAGCATGAGGGCAACCTGTACGTTGTAGAGTCAACTGGCTCAAAGTGGTTCCGCTGGCTGGGTGGCGCCGCGCCGGAAGTATACTTGGCCCCGATGGAGGCTTATGCGGGGCTTATCGGTGATACCGAAGGTCTCTTGCGTGCGCCCGACAGCCCGATGGGTGTTGCCGCTATTGCGCTGGCCAGAATCGGGACTGGAGAGGTCGGTGTTCAGCCTCGCATCACGGACATCATGAAGACACAGGGGATGTCCACGGATGATGAAGGGTATGTTGCGGGAAATTACCTTTCAATTCTTGCTGATTTTGGAACGCCGTGGGAAACTCCATTCTTGAAGACTGCTGGCAGGATGGTTCGGACAGGCGTTGTTCAGCCAATGCAGGCCGTTCGACTTGCCAAGGCTGGCCAAAAGGCTGGAATTGGCCCGCAAGGTTTCCTGGCGGGGATGTCTCCGTGGGCCTACAAGCACCGATATGGGCTTGAAGATGCTGATGCAGTCACGGCTGCCAATCACTTCTACAAGGCAGCCGCTGATTCAGCAGTAGCACAGGGCAAAAGTCCCCTTGATATTCTTCCATCAAACACAAAAGACCAAGTAAGCGAAGCGCTACGTGTTTACGGGATTGAGCCTGAAGAAGCTCTTGGTGTTTATGCTGACACTGTGCGTCAGGGTCGGGATGTTTTCACGCGCGCTCGTGACATGGCTGCCAGCGGAAATGCGCCAACCGACCGGGCAATGAGGCAGGGTCAGGGGTATCAAGACTTCTCCAGGACGCTGGATGAGTTTGCGCAGGATGGTCGGTGGGATGCTCGTGCAAATCCCATGATTAAAGCCGTCTTTGAAACACTTGCGGCCAGGATGGCGTCTGATCCAGACGTTCCGATTGCCTCCGTTAATGAGTTCTTCGACAATGTCATTCGAGTTCAACGTGATGGAACGCCGGGACAGTTCGCAAGATTTCAGCTTTCCGATGAGATCCCAGACCTGAACCCTGCACCATACAAGTCTACATTGGACACGATGAGTGACTTGGCTCGCGTCGATGTTCCCGACAAGCTTCGCCCGATTGAAGCTGAATACACTAAGACCAATCGGGCTTCTCGCGGGCAGAAGATTGCAAAAGACGCCGCCCAGCATGATGGGTTTGGCGAATATCGACAGGCTTTGTCTTCTGTGCTTAAGGAGCGCCTTGGCGAAACATTCAATGGCTATGCTTTGATGTCGAAAACCATGCTTAAAGCATGGAGAAATGGCCGTGTGTCTGGCCCTGTTAGCGTTTCTCTGACCCCAGAGGGGTCTCATGCGCTTAAGCGTCACCACACCCGCAGAAGCCAAAAGAACTTGGTTATGGTTGAGGTTCCAGTCCGGGCTGATGATGTCTGGATGCTTGGCTCTCTTGATGACCTGGAGATTGTCGTCAGCGTTCAGGGCCAGCCCGCAAAGAACCTAAAGGGCTACCCGCTTGGCGTGCAGGGCTCCGGCGTTACTCGCGCGGTGTCTTTGGAGGACCTGCGTGGTGTTCTTGGTGATCTTCGAATCAACCCAGACAAGGATGCTTTCTTCAAGAAGCGTCTTGCGGAGATGACTGGAAAGACCTCTGTGGATGAAATCAGCGCATCCCAAAGGGTACAGGTTCTTGCAGAGACCCTTAATGGGTACATGAATAAAGAGTTCGCCAAAGGCAAGACTAAAGATGTTCCGAAGATTCCGCAGGAAAGGATTAATGAGCTAATAGAGAGGTACACGGACATCTCGCCAAGAGGTTCTGGTGTACCATCTGCGCTTACTCGCACGACTCGCGTAAGTGACGCCAACCTTGAGCGGCCAGTTCCGTATGGAACGTCACCTCGAAATGCAAAGGCATCATTTGAGCGTATTGATGAAATTCGTGCCGGGCTTGGCGATGTCAACCCGATTGAAAATGACCGGCTATGGAACAAGTTTTGGTCCGCTGTAACTGGCAACAAGCAGGTGCTTCAGCCGCCTTGGAAGGCGCGGGAATACCTTACAGACCCAAACTCCATGGTGTCGTTGCTCAAGAGGCTGACTCCTGGCCAGATTGAGGAGGCCAACTTCGGTGTTGAGCTTACGTCTCAGATTGGTGGTTTGTACAAGGCGGGCCAGGCCGACGTAGTCCTGACGGGCCAGTTGTTGCTTTGGTCAATCTTGAGCCGGTCTCTTTCGTCGTACCCGCATGAGGCGGCCTTTATTGATGCATTCTTGGCGAACGTCAAGCCATACATTCGGTCTGCGGCGAGGGGTGATTTTGCGAAGGCCGCAGATGGGTATCCAAAGGGCAGTCCTGAGCTTGATAGGTTTTTGGTTTGGGTTGGCAGCAAGAGTGAAAAGCCCGATGCAATCAAGCGTCTGTTGAGTGCGGGTGAAATCACCAAAGATGAAGCTAAGGTCATGAGGGCCCAAAAGCCTGTGATCAACCCTGATGGTCCGGGTGGTGGCGCTCTGGCCAATCTGAACTCTTTTGGCAAGCAGTTCTTGTTTAAGATGAGCAAGCCGCTCCCAAGCGACCACCCGAATGCGGGCCAGATTCCGCTTCAGGTGCTGCATGACATGATCTTGGATCAGTCCATGCCATCGAAGCAGATCAGGCGAAACTACTTTTCTTTGGTTGAAAAGTCTGGTGTCGACAACAAGATCCTATCGTTTCTGCTTCTTGTGGCCGGTCGTACCGATGTCACGGTCATTGACCGGGTTCAAGCGAATCACTTTTGGGATAGCGCCACAAGAAACTATGGCGGAATGAGAGACATCTACGAAAGCTTTGCCAAGAAGACAACAGCAGAGGCGTGGCAACGCTGGGCAAAAAACCCTCACCCAATCTCGACAAAGCGCGGAATGGCAGAGGTTCTAAATGGCGCACGCGGCCTGGCCTTGTATGAAGTCATTGAGGAAGCAATTCTTGCCAACATGGATTCTGCGTATCGGGCTGTTGGTCGCGAGGGTGCTGGTTCTATTGGTCGTTTTCACTGGGAAAGCTGGGTAGCGAGTAGCGGTCAAGAGGTTGGCCACAACACGCTTTCGATCCTTCTTAGAGAAGCCTTAAATGTTCGTGAGCCAGCACGCGGCGTCTATGTCCGTGAAGGCAAGTTTGCGATGCGTCGATACGGGATGCACTATGTTCCGTTGGATGATGGCCGCAGAGTCTACATTCTTGAGGACTCTGCTGGTCGCCCCTACATTCTTGACCAGTCTGCGGTGCGTGCGTACTATGATGTTCTCGACAAGCACACAAAAAACAAGAACATAGAAAACAGGATTGTTCCTCGTGGCTTCAAAATCTCAGACCCCGCCTCTGCCGGAATCCCCTGGTTCACAAGACCCGGTGTTGACAGAGTCGCCCTCGACCGACTCATCGCAGACGTTGGACGGCGAGCTACTCTTGAAGAAGCTCTACTCCTTAAAGCGCGTGCCCGCAGAGATTTCGGGGTTGTCGATTTCCCCAGAGAGCGACTGAAGTTTGATGGCGACCCGCCAGCAATTTCGTTTGGTCAAAAGGCTGCTGCAAGACAGGTAGAGGAACCCGTCACCCCTGTTTCCGAGACCCCGGCTTTTCGGCGGTGGTTTGGTGGGTCCATGGTGGTCGATGACGCTGGTGAGCCGCTGGTTGTTTACCATGGCACGTCACGGGATTTCGATGCGTTTGAGCGGGGCAATATTGAGGGTGCGTTTGGCTCGTCAATTTACTTTAGCGATGATGTTGTTGATGTAAATCGAAACTACGCAAGGATTGAAGGCCCCGACATCAAAAGTCGGGTTGATCGAGAGATTGATCGGATTGAGTCTCTTGCTGACTTTGACGAAGTTGACATTTTGGATGCCGCGCGTCGACTAAAGCAGACGCCAGAGTTGCGGCGTCTTATCGATGCCGAAGACGCTGACGGACTTATTGATGCGTATGAGTCTGACATTATTGAGCAAATGGCTCGTCAGGCAGCGTTAGGCGATCAGCAGTTCAGCGTATTGCCCGTCTATCTGAAGATGGAAAATCCGGTGTACCTCGACCCGTCAGGCAAGAAGGGCCGTACCGTCTTCGAGTTGGAGTATGTGTATGACGATGTTGGCGACATTGTTGATGAAAAAGGCTCCGCCATTCGGTTGTTCGAAACAATAGACGAGGTTGCTTCCGAGTTTGACGCCGTAGATGAGGTTGCTCGGTTCAAGGAGTCATTGTTTGATGACTTGGCGGATGGTGAGATTGACGCAACCACTTTGATGGATCGTATTCGCGAGGGCGACTGGTTCATTGATGATCCAGACACTGGAAACACCGCAAACGCGGAGTTCATGCGTGTTGTCTTTGAGCGCATGGGATTCGACGGTATCGTTGCGGATGCCCACTATCACTTCGGCCCAAGAAAGCAGTTTGGCGTAACGCGGCGTGGTATGGAGGGCGTAAAGCCTGGGACGTACCACTACATGGTCTTCGAGCCCACTCAGATCAAGTCCAAGTTCAACCGTGGCACGTTCGACCCGGCTGACCCGCGAGTCCGCTACATGATGGGTGAGGGCGAGGCTCTCGGATATTTTGAGTGGGATCCCGTAGCCGCCAAGTACGTCGTTGCCCTGTTCCGCAATGGCGACATCAACACGCTTTGGCATGAGTCCGGCCACCTTGTGTCTGCCATCATGGGCAACAAGTGGATGAACAAGCTTGTTCGCCATTTTGAACACGAGGTCATGCCGGATGGAACATACAGGCTGACGGACTTTGGTGAGGAGCAACTTGCTGATGCATGGATGCACTACATGCAGTCGAAGTTCTCGCCCTCCGGCCCCGTCAAGCGGCTGTTTGAGCAGCTTCTTTGGTCCATTAAAGAGATATGGCGGCGACTTCGCGGTCAAGATCCAGCCATCCCAAGGGAAATGAAAGACCTTTGGGATCGGTGGTTGCGCCCAGATCAACAAGTCCGGCAGTATGCGTCAACGACTCAGGCCCAGGTGATGAAGAAGCGCCATCCCACGGTTGTTGTTGACCCGGCTCGCGCGGCAAGAATTGAAGCAGAGGCCGTTAAGAAGGCTGGTCGTGCGCGTGAAGCTGCGCGGGTTGACCTGCGGCCAGAAAGTGTGAGGCAAGCTCTTGGCGGTAAGTCTGAGGTGTACTTTGAAGACATCAGCGCGAACCCAGACGTACATGAGTGGGCTCCACGGCGGCGTCCCGTCAGTGCAGAAGTTGATGTTGTTGAGGTAGTCAACAATGCCATCGCATACGTGGCTACAGAGCACTTTAAGCGTGGCCTTATTGGTGATGAGTGGGTTCGCTTGACGAAGCGCACATTCATTCCGAGGTCACGGATGAAGCGCATTGAGCGCTCTGTAAAGCATCGCATTGCTGCCGCCCTGGGAGACCACCCGAAGAACCTCAAGACATACAATGCCAATGAGTCTTTGCCGGAGGACGTGTCTCGGAGGCTCGGTGCGCAGCCTGGGTTTACCATGCGGTACGACCAGCCGATTATCGAGCTATCTCCAGCACAGGCTGCCGGAATGAAGACGCTGGTTCATGAGCTTGGCGCCGAACCAATGTCCAACATCATGCCTGACTTCATGCTCGACGGTGCTGCTGACTTTACTCTTATGGGTGTTGAGCAATACAACCGAATCCTTGAGGTCATGATTGATGTTGAGGCTGGCGTGTCGGCCAGAGCTACCCGCTACGCAGAGAACATCTCACCGACCCTTGGCCACGCCATGGTCAACGCAGTCAACACAATGTCCAAGATTGCCGCAAAGAGAAGCGGCAAGGTGCGGACAATAAGAAACAAGATCATTGAGAACTTCAAGACATCTGGGTTCGGTGATGACTACATCGATCCAGTTCCGCGTGGCGTTGTTCAGGAGAGCCTGCGAGAACTCAACACGATTGACCGATGGCTTCTACAGATGGCTGACCGCGCCATCAAGACTGACAATGCTACGGTTTGGCGTGAAGTCTACAAGAGCATGATTGGTCAGCTTGTGGCGCCAGTAAACGTAGGCGACACTTCGCGACTCTTTGGCCTTGTAGACCGTCTTAGCGGTGTCCTTGAGGCTGAATCCAGGCGCCTTGGCCGCATGCAGCGCGGTGAGATTGCTTCGGGCGATGAAGTTGCGCAGCTTACCAGAATGGAAATCAATGACCAACTGGACGCCATTCAGGGCCTGTTACAGAATTCAAATGGCTTGACGGATCATGAGCGCTCGGCACTTCGCATTCTTCGCACCTACGAAGACACCCCAACGGAAGCCCTGACGGATGCCGACTTGTATGCCATCGGTGATGGAATCCGTGAGATTCATCACGGTCTTTGGACGCGAAAAGAAGATGTTGTCTCTCGTGCCAAAGAAATCATCATGTCGCTTGAGGGAACATCAGACGCAAACTTGCTGATTGAGCGCGCTGAAATCGAATACAGAATGGTCTACGACTGGTTCTACAACGGCGACTTTGAGTCTCTGTTTGATTGGGCTGGGCTGCGTGGCCGTGACATCGGCGCAAGCCCAGAAGCGATTCCAGAGTATGACCAGAGCCTGGCGATGCTTGAGATGGTCGCACGGATGCGGGCCAATGAGATTGTAAGCAAGATGACCAGGAATCTGGCAGAGTACGGCGTCACCCTTGATGCGAGAAAAATGACCGAACACCGCAAGTTTGGCCCTGGCACGTCTTTGGACCGGGACAAGTTTGTGGACCGAGTTGCGTTTTACATCAACAAAGAAATGAGTTGGGATTCAAACGCATTTTTGCGCAGAAAGACCGATACAACGCCAGCAAAGTACGACCCTGCGCCTGCGCCACCGAACAACATGTTCAACCTTCATGACTTGCCAGAAGATGCTGGGCCTGGCCGTTGGGGTATTGGAACAAAAGACATGGTGGCCTATACAAAGGCGCATGACCTTTTGGCTGGATGGGGGTTCAAGCTTGGTAAGGGCAAGTGGCAACGGTACACGATGCCTGATGGCACTGAGGCGCTGGTGCCGCTCATGCTCATCAAAGAAATCGAAGATGCCGTGTCCCGTGCAACTAATGTCGGTCAGGCTTGGACAGGATGGGCAGGCAAGGGTCGTGTTCTTAAGTCGGCACGAGGCAATGTTGCGCTTGAATCACCAACGGAAAAAACCAAGTCCGTTCGCGCTCAACTGCACCTTGCCAAAGCGTTCGACACAATCATGGACCTGAATCCGGTCACGGCATCACGGATTAAGATGGGCGTGACTACCGGCCTTGGCCTGCCAAACCCGGCTTACTACGCGGGTGTCAGTTTGGGTGCGCTGTTCCAGGCGTACCAGACGCAGGGGTTCTTTGCTGCCGGGAAGTATCTGGCAAAGATGCCTGGGTCTTTCCTTAAAATGGTTGGTCGCCGGCCTGACATGGTTGGCGCTGTGGTTGCTCGAATGTGGAAAGAGGGCGGATATACGCCACACGCTCCCGCAATCGTGACGAGGTTTGGCCAGGTCTATACCGACGACATGATTGGACACTTGGCGATTCGGCATGGAATGAAATCAAGTTTCATTCAGGCTGAAACAGCGCAGGCCATATCGAGAGACATCGAACAACGGATGCCAAAGCTTGCTGGCTTTATTAGGCGATCCCCAAAATGGTGGCAGCAGAACATGATCGAGACTGCCACTGCCATTGATAACTACTTTAGAGTAAGCATCTTTGTAGATGAGTTGGCGATGGGTAAGTCTCCATCCGCTGCGGCAGACATAGCGAGAAAGGCAGGATTCGACTACTCAGACCTGACTGAGTTTGAGCGCAAGTTTATGCGCAACACCGTCATGTTCTATTCGTACCAGAGAAAGAACATCGATTTGTTCTGGGACACGTTCCTGAGAAACCCTCAAAGGCTTATTGCTCAAATGCGCCTGATTCGTGGGTCGCAACGGTTGGTTCTTGATGAAGAGGACCCATTGCTTGTGCTGCCAGAGTGGATGGATACACGTCTTTTTGCTGGGTCCATTGGGAACTACCACAATCAGCACAGACAAAAGGGCACGGCCTTCTTGTTGCCGATGTTGCCTGTTGAGGATGCGATCAGGCTCATGGCCGACATTTACGATGTTGCCGCATTTAAGGAAAGCCAGCGCGGAAAGGACGCATTCAGGGGTCTTGTGTCTCGGGCAACACCGTGGGTTCAGGCCCCGTTTATTGTTGCCGGTGAGAAAGACTTCTACTTTGGGTACGACATCAATCGAAACAATGTCGTTCCAGCGTGGCTGATTGAACTGGACGCAAACATGTTCGGTGGACAACTCTACGAGTTTTTGGAAGTTAAGTGGGAGCCCGTAGACAACAAGGCATACGAAGATGCACCGGGCCGTGGTCGGTACGTCGCTACGAACGGAACACATTGGTGGATGTGGCGAAACTTGCTGCAAATACCAGGCGCCGGTCGCTCTATGGATACTATCTCTGCCATGGATAGAGCCAACCTTGGACCTGTAGAAACCGCAGTAGAGCTTTCGGCGCTATTTAGGGAACATGCGAGACATCCTCTTGAGGAAGCTGGATGGCTTGAGGCGCCTACTGCTCGCAGAATGGTTGGCGGAGAAGGGTGGAGAGGCGACACAATGCTTCCACGTCCAAACCTTTACGAAGATGACCCCACAGACTTTTCCATTCTTGAGTTCTATGGCCTGATGGGCGCACGACCAAAACCACTTGAACACGAATACGCTCGCGAGGCTAAGCTGTATAAAGACCAAATCTATGTTCTTGAGAGAGCACTTAAAGAATATGAACCGTCAGAGCCCGAGTAGCTTTGAGTATGTTATTCTACTGACCGAATCCCTAAACCCTCCCCGCATGGAGTAAAAGATGTCTCTTGTTCTTGCCTCTTCTGGTGGCCGCTTCCCGACCCCCCCGATGTCTGTAGGCGTCACGGTTGTCGCTGCGGCTGACTTTGATAGCAATGTCTGCACGCTCAAGATGAACCCAACGAGCACTGCTGGCCAAAAGCAGGTCACGGGACAGATTGTTACTGTGACCCCTGGGGCGGGAGATGACGACTTGGTCCTTCCCCCGGTCGGACAGTGCAAGGGCATGATTCTCTATGTCGTAAACAGCCACTCATCGAACAACCTTGAACTGAAGTATGTCAATTCAAGTGGTTCTGTTGCGGAGCTTCAGCTTGCTAACTCCGATGTTGCCGCAGATGAAATCGCGACATGTCTTTGCGATGGAACGTACTGGTACGCGATGGTCACCACCGCTACCTGATCCTGAATCCCTGAGTAGGAGGTTCCCATGCGGGGATTCATCTGTAACGACAACGCTACGACTGAGATCACGACATCGTATGGCAATGGCCTTCTTCTAAAGGAGAAGGACACTGTTGATGCCAAGTCTCGGGCCATGCCGCAGTCATGCTGGCTGTCTCACGTAGACATCTCACTCACGAATGCAAACAGCGCGACTACTCTGTCTGCATTCTTGACGTGGGATAGCGGTAGGGACCATCCTATGTCGGGTGAGGCCACCGGCTACAAGCTTCAGTCTGGATCAACGTCCAACCTAAAGCATGTGACAATTTCCCTCGATATGGATGCAACGGCTCCTACAGCGCAGACCACAGCAGGAACCTGCTATCTCTGGGTTTTGGTTGATGACGCAACTGGAAGCCCGGAGGTTGCTACAGCAAGGCTTCATTGGGCCGATAACCGCAGCCGATAGCCACAGGGGGTTTCAGTGGGCTTCAACAACAACTTCAATAGCCAGGGTGGAGCCACGGTCCTCACTGACCTTGAGGTCGATGGAACCACTCTTGTTGTCGATGAGACCAACAATCGATTGGGCATCGGCACCGCCGCTCCAGGGACGCAACTCCAGCTTGAAGGCTCTGCGCCCTACATCACGCTGAAGAACGATACGTCTGAGAACAGCGATGGTGGGTGTGAGTCCAAGATCATCTTTGAGGACCACGCTAATGTTGCGTTGGCCCAGATTCAGGGCAGCCACGATGGCGCATCGGATGACACTAAGGGCGATCTGATCTTCTCGACCCATACTGGGTCGGCATTGACTGAAGCGATGCGGATCGACTCTGATGGGCTCGTTACAATCAGCGGCAACACTGACGGTGGACGTACCGCCCTTGTCCTAAAGAACGAAGACGACACGGCCGATTCAAACGGCTCAGTCATTCTGCGGTTTGACCTGGAAGACACAAGCGGCAATGCGGTTGACTCAGGCTCTATCCGGGTCAAGAAGCTCAACTCATTTACCAGCACAGGCAACACGCAAGATTCCAAGATGGACTTCTACGTGTCGGAAGATGGCACCCTCACCAGGCAGGGGGCGTTTGTTGGTGGCAGTGAGTTTTCGTTTGGTAACAGAAACTCCACGCTCAATGTCGACGCTTCTTCAGGCACAAACGCTGCTGGTAAGAGCCTAACGATTCGAGGCGGCGCAGGGACAGGCAGCGGCGCAGGCGGCTCGATCATCTTTAAGACTGCCGATGGCGGCGGAAGTGGTAGTAGCGTCAACAGTCATGCAGTCGCAATGACTATTGCTGATGATTTGTCTACGACGTTTGCTGGCGATGTACTCGTGTCAGGCGGCGACATTGCTTATGGGAGCGGCCAAGACGCAACGCTTGCCGTCGATCCGGTTTCAGGAACGGATACTGCTGGTAGAGACCTGACAATCAAGGGCGGTCAGGGCACTGGGACTGGCGACCCTGGAAACATTCATCTTCAAGTTGCTGTTCCTGAGGGCGGTAGCAACTCTACAGTTCAGACTCTTGTGCCTGCTGTGACCGTGACTGCTGAGGGTGTGAGCACCTTCTGGGGCGGTACTGCGGCGCTGGCCAATGACACTGGCGTAGGTGACATTGTCACGTTTGGGGTGGAGGATTCGTCGGACACCCTTGCTGCGGGCCGATTGATGTACCTCCACACAGATGGAAAGTGGAAGTATTGCGATGCAGATGCCGTTGCTACGGGTGGAACTCAACTACTCGGTATCGCTCTGGGTACTGCGGTTAGCGATGGTCTTTTGATTCGCGGTTTCTTTAAGCTCAACAGCTACGTGGAAGGAACGTGGAACGAGGGGCTTCCCTGCTACGTGTCAGAAGCAACTGGCGAGATTGATTTTACGGCCCCGTCTGCAAGTGGCGACTTCGTGAGGGTAGTCGGGTATGGAACTGACACAAGCGGCGTCATCTTCTTCAACCCATCAGCTACAAACATTGTGATTGCTTAATGCCGGACATTTCCACCATAAATGGCGTAGCAGCAGGAAGCATCAACACCATCAACGGTGTTGCTAAGGCGAGTTGTTCCACCATTTCCGGTGTGAGCATCCCTTCAACTGGCGCGTCTTTGTGGTGTACTGTCGGGGCGGATGGTGCTGTAGCCACTGCGGCTCATTCTGACTTGAATGACTGGACTGGGTATGTCTCTGCGGACATGGGCACGAAAGACTACAACCACATTGCTTACGGAAAAGACGGGTCCGGTGATCCACTCTGGGTTGCGGTAAACGAGAATGGGACCAAAGAGATTCGATACTCCTCGGACCCTACCAACACTTCCGGTTGGTCAAACACAAACGTGGCTGCCGGAAAGCTGTTTTCGGTGGCTTGGGGCAATAACGTCTGGATGGCTGGTGGCCAGAATGGCACTCTTTGGCGCTCTACAGACGGCTCAACGTGGTCTCAAGTCGACATGTCTGGCGCCACTGATTGGTTTACGACAGGCGTAGACATTCGCCACATGGCGTCTGATGGTGCTGGCACCTGGATGTGTGACAACCATGACCAGATCTTCAAGTCTACCGACGACGGTGCCTCTTGGTCTAAGGTGTATGACACAGCGGACTCCCCCGTGTCCGACAGTGGCTATCTTGTTCGAGGTATCGCCTATAGCACTCACAGCGGAACCTCGCGTTGGGTGGTTTTAGTCCGAAAGAGCGGGTCCACTCGCGTCATTTACGCTGCATCGAGTGACACATCAAGCTGGACCTTGGCCACTGTAGACGGTTCAGCCGCATCAGCACAAGACCTTATTGATGCTGTTGCCCGTCAAGTCGTAGCTGGCGGGGCTACTGTTCTAATCACTGCTGGCGACAACTATGCCCGCAGCACTGATGGCGGCCAAGACTGGACAAAATACAACACCGATAGTGATGACCTGCCGAGAACAGATGCCCGAGATTTGGCTACGGACGGGAATGGCACATGGGTGGTTGTTCATGACGCGGGCCGAGTGTCAATCAACACTAACGACGGCGCTCCGGGAAACTGGGTCGAGCAGAGTGGTGTTCAAGACGGCAGTTCGGCAACAAACCTTCGATTCCCGACCGGCGGCAGCAATGTCGAAAACCTTGATGCCGTCGCTGCTGACGTTTATCTACCCGTATAAAGGACAGACCAATGGCACTTTCAGTTGCACGCTTTGAAAGCGACAAGCTTACATACAAGATTGCTGTAGAGACCGCTGTTGGTCCGACCACTGTTCATCAAGACGTGACCCAGGACAACGGCAAGCTGTACTCTATTGATGTAGAAAATGGGTCATCTTCCACTGAGGCGTACCTTAAAATTACGCTTACTGACATTGCTGACGGGGTCACCGTTGGCACAACCCACCCGGACATCGTGGTCTTTTGCCCCACAAGCTCCAATGTTAGATGGAAGATGCCTGATGGCATCACGTTTACTAAGCTTAGTTTTTGGGCGGCAGCAGATCCTGGTGTTTCATCTACTGCCGCAATCAGTGGTGGAAACGTAAAAGCTACTTTTGTTACTTCTTGAGGTGTAAAAATGGGCGTAACTACTGGAACTGTTGCAGATGCTCTTGCTGGGACACTAATCACAGATGCTACTGCTAATGCTACCTCCGAAGCTGACGTTTTTGGTGGATCGAGTACCGTCTATGCTGTGGAAATCGACAACACGGCAAACGCAAGCCAAGTCAACTACCTAAAGATCACCAACGCTACGTCTGGCGCCTCACAAAGCAAAAAGGCAAACTCAGTATTCTACGCCCCTGCCGGCGAGAAGGTAACTTATGTTTGCGACACTGGGACGACATATCCAACCGGCGTCACGTTTTGGGTTACCCAAACACAAGAAAGCTACGACACTGGAACCGAGACCCAAAGCAACCCAAGCAGTACCGTTATTGCTAAACTGCTTGGTACCTAAACAGGAGTACAAAATGAAGAACATGTTCAAGGCTCTTTTTGATTCTCAGCATCGAATCTCTTGGCGGCGGCTGGCCGTCTTGGCTCTTGGCACAGGTCTTCTTGCTGCCGGCATGCTTGAGTCAGATCAGTGGCTTTATCTTGGCCTTGCATATATTGCTGGTGATTCGGCTGAGAAGGCCATGTCTGCACTGAGCAAGAAGTAGGCGAGATGAATGACCCTGAAGGCTACGAGATTTAATGGAACGGCGGTCACGCACCGGGTAGTTCTTCAGGATGATGCCAAGGCATCTTTGAACTCCAACCTTGGCTACACGGGCGGAAGCCTTCTCTCTGTTGTGGTCGAGGGTGGAGTCAAAAGCGATTGCTACGTGAAGATTTTTAATGGCAACGCCGCCGTTGTTGGCTCAAGCAAGCCTCAGTTGATCTTCAAGTGTGTCAAGAACACCACCCAGATATACCAAATTCCGAATGGCTTCGAGTTCACCAACCTTCACATGTGGGCTACTAAAAACGCCAACCCGCTGGACACTGTCCATCCAGACTCAACGACCAAAGTAACCCTAACGATTGGATAGAAGACGTGGCCGCAGAGCTTACTAAGACATCCGATCAAAAGGTTCTTGCAGGACGTTTGGTGTTTGAGCCATCAGCAAGCTCTAATGCCTCGCTTTCGGTAACCGGCAATGCGTCCGGCGAGTTCTTTGTTGTGAAGATTGACAACACGGCAAACTCCGCGCCCGTGTATGTAAAGGTGGTAGACGCTGCGGCTGCATCCCCTGGCACCACACACCCTGACTGGATCTTTTATGCTCCTGCTGGGGTGGTGGCTGAATACGTAATGCCCCTTGGGGCGACATACTCTGTTGGCCTTACGTTGTGGGCTGTGACTGGGCCGGAGTCTACCGGTGGTAGCTCGGCAACAGATCCGGCAAATGCCGTCATTGTTCACGTTGTGGCAAGCTGATGGAAGGTATGGAGAGCGTGCTTACGATTCTCGCCGTTCTGGGGGGCGCTGTGCTTGCCTTTGTCTTCGGCAAGGGTATGGCCGGCAAAAAGGCATCAAAGGCTTCTGAGCCGCCAAAGAACCGCGCTGCTGAGGTAGCAACAGAGACTATCCAGCGCTCGTTTGAGGAAGAGGTAGAGAACATTGCCAAAGATGCCGAGGGCGACGACCCTGCTGGTGATCTTGCTAATCGAGGAAACGCCCGGAGGCGGCGATGATGTGGCTGTTGATGGCGTCGTTGGCGTTTGCTGGTGATGCAATCGAGCGGCCAGATCCGATTGAGCCGATTCTTGGGGAGTGCCTGAAAGTGTACCCAATACGAGAAGGCAAGCCACTTCCTCCGGCGATCCTTGCGCAGGATAAATCTGCGTCATGCTCAGCAGTTGTTGTTCCTCTTTCCGACTATGCAGACTTGCTCGCTGCCGAAAAGTGGGGGGTAGCCGTTTCGTCACAATATCGTATCGACACGGCGGCCCTGGAAGCGGACATTGAATGGTACAAAAAGAAGCTTGAAGAGGAATCTAAACCTCCGCCCTTTCTTGAAAGACCAGGAACACAGCGATGGTTTGGTAGACTGGAGACACTTGTAACGGTTGGCGTGGTTGCTGCTGGCCTCGGTGCTGCTTATCAATATGGCAGCGGGGGATTCAAATGAAGCAAATGGACACCAAACTCGTCATCTGGATCGTGACCGTTATCTTCTTGGCTGGTGGAGGGTGGTACACCCTTAGCGATGTCTCTGCTGACGTTGCCCAGATCCAGGAGACGCTGGACACCCAGCAGAGTGAACTGACGATTCATGTTGCGGCTGACGGTCATACTGCTGGCGAGAGCCGCATTGAAAAGCTTGAAGCCAAGCAGGATGAGATGGGCAAAGACATCAAGTCCTTGATGACGAATCAGTCTGCCATCTGCCAAGCCACCGGAGCGCGTTGTAGATGAGACCTTTTCTGTTGGACTACGTCGAGTCCCTTGGCCACGCGGTTTTTGAGAAAGGCCAGTACAACCTGAACATCATTGGCATCCGAAGCAAGACGCACGAACCCAATAAGTTTGATGACCGGATTTGTGTCGTTTTTAGGGATGAGATGGGGTGGATCACCCGGACCTGGGAGGCGACTTGTGACCCAGGACAATACTGGCTCGACCACCCTATGCGGGTAGAAGGTACAGCCATTTTGGTGCCCGGACAGTATCGTGGCGTCTACAAGATTGGCACACATCGGACGTACACAGCCCTCACTCAACGTGGAGGGCGTGTAAAGGTTTACCGTGATGGCAATAAGGATGAGATTCTTGACCGTGATCCTGAGTCCATCACTGAAGGCTACTACGGCATCAACATTCATAAGGCTGGTAAAGAGTCCACTGAAATCAACAAGTGGTCTGCTGGATGCCAAGTCTTCGCCAACGAGAAGGACTTTGAAGAGTTCATGTCTATTTGCATGGCCGCGAAGAGCCTTTGGGGCGACACGTTTACATATACTCTCATCGATGAACCGGAACTCTAATGGAAGGCGAGGTCGTATCCGATACCACCAGCAGTGTAGTCACCGCACTGCTGGAGTACGGGGCGATGGGCATCTTCGCTATCTACTTGATTGCTACCAACTGGTTTGCTCAGAAGCGCCTTGACCGGGTCATGGCCAAGAGCGAGTCAGTAGCATCTGAGATTGCTGAGCAGCTTTCGGCAAACAACGCCAAGCTCGATGTCATTATTGAGTCGAAGAGGCAGGACCAACTCAAGAAAGACATTGCTAAGATGATTGAGAACAAAGACTCTTAGAGAAACTTGAACGCAAGCCCGGCGGCGGACAATACCAGTGAGAACAGCGAGAAGGTCAAGGCTCGTCTACTGGCATGCCAACTGCGCCCCAGGTCATCGTGTCGGGTCGCGTAGTTCCAGTGTTGCTGTTGATTCCACTGAGGCATTGCCTCAAAGAACTCAGGGCACTTCCGCTTCTCGTACACCTGATCTTCAGGGAGGCGAAAGCGATACCACATGCACACGCCAGCGTACTTTTGTTCCTTCCAGTTGGGTGGGTACTTAGCCCAGAGCCCGCATCGTCCGCATCGTGCCATACCAAAGAATAACCCCGTCCTGGCCGCGACACCGGAACGGGGTTCAAATCTGCGGATTCGTTTATCTTGAAAAACCCGCCAGTGGCCTATCCACCGACGGGCTTATCACCTCAGCGCACAAAGCCCTATTGGGCTTGTGTGTTGAAACAGTGGCCAGAAAACAGGCACGTAAAATGACCACCAAGCCCGGTGTAACCTGATTAGCCTGCAATGAGCTTGTCTAAATATCGGCGGCATTGCTTGCAGGTAACCCCGGTTGGAACCGTTGTTCGATTTAGCGTCACCCATCGCCTGCATGAAGTTCTAAACAAGATGAACCCAGTAGGGTCGCGCTGCATTTCGCTTCCTGCGGTCCAGTGCAGTTTCATTCTTCCTCCATGCCCCACACCCCCCGCCCGGCGGGACCGGCTCCTCCACTTGTGTACACTCACCACGAGTGACCGGCAATGAGCGGGGGGCTGGGGAGATTAGATCGCTGAGTACAGGGCCTCAACGCCCTCCGGTGTCGGGAACAGGGCGTGGGCCCTTCCAACCTTCTTGCCCTTGACTACGAACCCTCTCTGCCGAAGAGACCGCACGGTCATCCCGACCTTCTTAGGGCTATCCCCAATGTCTTCAGCGATGGCCCTGCATGTCCACTCGTCTGGCTCACTCACCGCATAGTTCAAAACAATCCATGGTCGTCCTAAAGGCTGAAGTCCCACCGTCATTTCTCCTTCACTGTTGTTTTTTTGAGCCCGTAGTTATCCTTGGCCCAGCCCTCTCCTTTGAGGGCAAACGAGCCAACGCTGATTCTCTTCTTCATGTCCTGTGAGCATTGTTGGCAGAATGGGGCCGGGTCGCCGTGTTTTTGCAGGCGCTCTTCTCTTTTCCCGCATGCATCACACTCGTACTCATACAGCGGCATCTTGCCCCTCAATATCAATAGGCTCACCGACCCCTTCACATTCAGGGCAATCAATCATGCCGAACCAAATGTACCCGCAGTCAATGCAGCACCGCCGGTACATTTTGATGATCTTACTCATAGCTATTGCAAACGAGTGTATGGCTGGGGCGGTTGGACTCGAACCAACAACCTTCCGGGTAACAACCGGATGCGCTGCCAGTTGCGCTACACCCCACTACTCAGATGCTTCATCAAACGAGGGCGGCAGGGGCTCCGATGCTGGCTTGGGCTGGTTTTGTGCAGCCATGGCTCCAATCAGATCCTTGAGCAGGCCCTTGAGTTCCTCATCGTTTCCGCCCTTATTCCCAAGCGCTGCAAGCACTTCCTTGGGAAGCTCTGGTGACTTGATGTTGACGTTCACGGCAGGAGCACCATTCTGGTACTGAAGCTCGGGCTGGTCGTCGATGTCGACCCATTGAGTGGCAAGGAACAGTCGCTCATCGTTGGCCTTGTCGCGGCGAATGTCGACTTCGTAGTCACAAATCTTCCACGTACCGTTTGGCTGGCTATGAATGATGGTCTTTTCGTGGCCCTCGATTGTTCGTCCCACCATGTTCGACCAAATTGATTTATCGACCTGACCAAGAAGCTCGGTCAATCGCCAGCTTGAGTCACCAAGCTTTGTTCTAAAACTTGCGCACCGCTTCTTTGCCTTGGCTGGCAACGAGTTGAGGCTTAGCACTTGGTTTGCAACCTCAAGCAACACGTTTGATTGCATAATCTTCGACGTGCCATCATCCGCAGCCTGCACGGATCGGCTTTCGAAAGGGCTCTTCCGTTCCTGTGCCTGATCAATAAGTCCCATTGCTATCTCCTAAATGCCTGCTGTTTGTGTTGGTGCAACGTCGACTGCGTCAATCAAGGACGAAGTGTCTGCTGTATCGAGTGTTGAGTCGGTAAGTTCTTTTACCGAGTTGTTAAGTGCATCCATCCCAGTTGATGGCCCTTTATCCATATTAACATTCATTGCTGATGCTGATGGAGCGTCCTGTATTCCATCCTGCTCGAATGCTTGAGAGCTTTGCTCATCCAAGTACACGAGACCGCGAGAAATAGCGTATCGAATACCGGTTTTCAGCGCCATCTCTACAGGCCACTGACCCCATGGAGACTTTTTGCTGTTGCGCTTCCAGGCGTCGGAGTTGTTTCGGCGCTTCTCGATGTCCTTCTTGCGGACGACAACGAAATCACTGTTCCCGTCAGGGTAGTGCGCGACTACATACACGGCCTTGAGGTTGTCCCAGGTTGGCTCAAGCTCAAGGTCTGGAACGTGAATGATGTCTGGGTTCAGCCCTTCAGCAACCTCGAACCGCTCACCCTCAAGCACGAATCGAGCGCGAATGCGGGTGCCCGTTCTCGACATCAGCTTGAGGTATCCACGGTGGGACACAAACCACTGCAACTGGTTTCCCCTTGGAAGCAGGTACACGTCCGGCAAAGGCCCGCCAGGCATCAATCCGGTCATGGCTGACATTGCAATCGCCTGGGCTACTGAAGCTGGGTCGCAGGAGTACAGCTTGTCGTTAGCTTGGGCTGCCGACCTGAAGGCAAGCGCCACCTTTCCTGCTGCCTCTTGGCCCGAGGATGTGCCAAGTGTTGTGCTCAAAAACTCCGATGCCTTGTCTTCGACAATGGATCGAAACCGTAGTGCTGGTACGTTCGCTGATGCCATTTACTGTTCCTTTGGTTGGTAGATAAATCGAAACTGGCGGCTTGCCTGCCCGGTCTTCGAATACTTTTCGTAGATTTCGGGGTGCTCTTCCTTCAGTTTTTTGGAGTCGACAGTGACGCGGGGTTTGGTTTCGGACCAAGTACATACCCCGGCAACGCCCCTGCTTTCGGCGACTCTTTCTTTGAGTAGGTTTTCCTTCATCCTCTTGTCTGCTTCAAGCTCACTGATCCTGCGCCGAACATCAAACAAGTCTTTGGCTAAGGCTTCGTCTTGCTCGGTCGCCTCAACAAAGTCGTCGGACTTTTGTTTGAAGTGTCTGCCAAGATTTATAGAGCATCCCTTCGAGTTGTCTACGTCGGGCGGGGTCATGGAGATGATGTACTTCTCGTACCAGTTGCGCGCATAGCCGACGATTCTATCCTCAAGATCTCTGTCTCGATGGAGCGTAAAGACGCGGTACTCGTCTGAAATGGTAGCAAATGCAGCGAGGTCAGTCCGCTCGTGGCCGGTCACGGCCATCTGCCAAAGGCACTGGGCTGCATAGTATTGGGGAACATCAGGCGTCCCAGGCTCACCCCAGCCATCCTTGAACGTCCTTGTGGATTTGATTTCAACCAGCCACTCTTGTCCATCTTTCTTGGCAAAACGGTCAGGCCGTGCGTGCATCCAAGGCTCTGGCCCAATGATCGGCTCTTCTTCATACTCAGGGCCGGGGGTCAGTTCGCACCCGATCTGATCGCCGTAGTAGTTCGCAATCGCTGGCTCAAGAATGTGGCCGCGAAGCGTTGCTCTGGTGGATGTAGATTGCGCGAGGCCCATCAGTCGAGCCCACACATCCCATGGCCCAGCCCACGGGGAGAGGCCAAGTATGGCTGCTATGCTGCTGCTTCCGATGGTTGGTGCGTGCCCGTTTTCAATCATGTTCAATCCCCACCGAACGAAGCTACTCTTGCCGAGAAGTGATGTCAATAGCATCACTGCGAGTTGGACAAGTTTTGTCCGATATTGTATTTAATGTTGCAGGGGTGTTGTTATGAACATCAGAGACTATCGAGAAAGCCTTCCCGGCAAAAACACTCGTGTTGCGTTTTGTAGATGGATCAACGACTACCTAAGCCAAAGGCGACTCAACATTTCAGTTCCTTATTTAAGGGACCTGGAGAGTGGTCGGTCTGTGCCTTCTCTTGCGCTTGCGATTGCTGTTGAAGATGCAACTGGAAGCAAAGTTAAGGTCCGTGATTGGCCTGGTCTATTCAAGCGCAAGCATTATCAAATAAGGAGGAACAATGCTGCTTTCTGACACCGATCTTCGCAATCTCAAGAGGTCTCTTCAAAGTAAGACGCCGGACACTCAGGGCATCATTAAGAAGCTGTTTATGCACATTGATGCAATGAATGCTGCCAATGCTGCCGCTGCCG